TTGTACTAAGCCATTTGAAGAAAAGCGGAAGTCCTGCCGGCATTGCAACCCCGATCAACAAAGGCATGATGTAAAGCATGCTCTCTGGTGCGATGGTCAAACCGATGAACTTCTGCACAGCCCCGATGACAAGTCCTGCAACTGCTGGCGAGCCGTAGCCAGCCATTAACATAGCTAGGCCGATGCCTGCATATGTTTTTTTTGGTTTATCAAATCCTTCCTGCCATGCGCATACAAGGAATGCTCCGAGAAGTCCGAGAATAAATGCTTCAGGTGCAGCACCCATGAATTGACCGTTGTGATAAAGCGCTACCGTCTGGCCGGAAACGTAAGCTGCCCCGCCTATTGCCGCTGCGTGTGTAATTGGTTCAGCCATTATTCCCCCGGTAAAATTATCTCAGGCATCAACAAAACAGCTTCTCCCCCGCTCAGCATAGGTTTATTGCCTGCAATCACTTCCTGTTTGTATGCTTCTGCCTCTGCCCATACAGTGGATTCCCATTGTGCGAAAGGCAGGGCGATTGCTTTGAATGCGTTTGGGAAGCTGGCATATAGCATGAGCGCGTTTCCGCCTGAGAATCCGAGAACTTGAGCTTTCAAATCAATGGCCATCTGCAACGCTGTACGCACAGATTCAGAAGCCGCATTTATGTTGGGAACCCAAGCACCGTTTATATATTTATCAGCGGCATGGTCAGGCGGTGTGGCAACTTCTAAAGAACCTAAAGGCGGCGCTGCCCCATCGAAGCTTCCAAGGTAGTTGCCATCTGAATCTCTGAAATATTTAGTCATGATTAGCCCCTCACCCTTATTCGCAGCCGGTAGTCGGAATTTACAGCGGCAATAATTACCCCTGTGTCGCCAGTTAGAAGCGTGAAAGTGTTGCTGTCATTGCCATACTTCGCATAGATATTCGTGGCATCGGTTGATATTGCAACGCCCCGATTGGTGGAAGTAGAAGCCGCCATCATGTTTGCAGGAATAGGAATTTCACGACCGGCTGTATATCCATTGATGCCGGACTGTGGGATCAAGAATAACTCTACCGATGTTGGAGTTCGCCCCAAGCTATGAGCGATTGTTAGGGCGCCGCCAGCCGTTATTGTCTGATCAGAAGATTGGAAATAAGCTGAGAAGCCGAGTGCAGACAGCAGCGCGGCCGGCGTGATTGCTGTGAGGGCATTTGAGCCTGTCCGTACCAATGCTGCCGTTGCAAGTGCCACCCTGCCCTTGACCGCCGTGGTTGCATCGACCACCTGGGCGGCGATAGCTTGGGCTACACGCAAGGGGCTCATGTATTTAGTGTTCAGCGCACCAGCTTCGGCTTCCGCCTGCGTGGCAGCGACGGTCGAACTGGCTATTACGTTGGCGGCTGTTACAGCAGAAGCCGCAGCGGCAGTGGCGGCATTACCAGCGGTGACAGCCGCATTTCCGGCAGTGGTTGCATATCCTGCGGCAAGATCGGCAGATGCATCGGAGTCAAGCGCGGAAGCGGCTGAGTCATTTGCTGAAGCTAGGGATTCGGCAGCGCTCGCTGCTGATTCTTGGGCGCTAGCAAATGAACTTCCGTCGCCTGATATCGGAAGCCACAGTCCTGAATCGAAGCTTATGCCTGACGTATGGGGAATTACACAGAGGTAAACGATTGCGGCGTATTCAACGGCATCATTTTGAAGGTAAGCAAAGCCAGGAGCCCAATTGCCAAGGGCGCGGCCGGTGGCGGCTAATAGGGAACGTGTCTGCTCGGAAAGAGCATAGGGCTCAATAATGCCGTCTTGAATCTTATTATCGTCGCGCTGAAGTGCGCGGAGATTGGTTTCAATACCAGTGATCGAGGAACTTACGTTGGCAAATTCAGTGTCCAGCGCCACGGTGCGGACAAGCGAGCGGCCTGCTACGTTATTTGTTTCCTCGTTTGCAAAGGAAACCGTGGGTTCATATGGCGGCGCAAAAGACATAAGTTATATCCTGAAGTTTGAGCCATGGTAATTGCTACATCACAATTCCATGCGTTCATTCTTTATTGATAATCCTGTCCATCTTTTCCTCAGCGGCCGCAACGGTTTCGTCATAACTGCGCTGGCTGATTGCACCCTTATCCAGCAGGCGCGCCGCCTGGCGAATCTCGCCCCGGATGGTGCCGATTTCCTTGCGGTCCTGGCCCTGCGCCATGTCGGCCGATAGCTCAAGATCGGTCGGCTTGACCTTGATGCCGAGCGTTTGCGGGATAGCGTACTTGGCTTGCACTGGCAGACCGTCCTTGCCCTTGCCGGTGTAATCCTTGAAGGGTGTTTCAATCGTGGTGTCCGCCATGTCAGCGCCGGCCTGCATCAATCGATCAGCATGGTAGCCAGTTGGCGCGATGGCCGGGCTCAGTTGCTTGATCAGCCATTCGCCGCGCTTCTTCGCCTTCTCCGTGCCGGTGTCGTTCGTGTCCACCACATCCTTGCCGGTGAACGTGTCTTTATTCCAAAGCATGGCCGCAATGGTGGTGAGCACTGGATTGCTTGGCATAATGGGCGCAGGCAGTGGCGTGCCTTCCACTTGGTTATTGATATCGAACATATCGCCGCCCGGGATAAAGCGCGACACATCCCAATACAGCGGCAGGCCAGTGCGCGGGTCATTGCCCAGGCGAATCGTCTTTTCAGTGCCGAGCGCTGACTTCCCCTGCATCCATGGCGGCAGGTTCTTGCGTTCCTCGGCTTCCAGTTCTTTACCTTTGGCCATCTTCTCAGCAAGGTCGTCGTCATCGTCGCCAGCGATCAGGCCGTAAGCGATGGCATTCAGCCCGGCAATGGCCAGCGCAGGAGCAGCAAAGCGCCAAGGGTAATTAGCCAGCGTGTGCGCCAATGCAGGCACGGCCTTATAGGTATAGGCAAAGAATGGGATTGCCGCGTCGCGCACGTTGCGAGCAGTCTTCGGCAAGTCGTCGTAATTGAATATGTACCGGGTAGCGTAATCCACGGCATCATCCGGCGAGGCGCCGTTCTCGCGGGCATCGCGGTAGATGAGGTATTTAAAAAAGTCATCCTCAAAGCGGTATGCCGCCGACATAGGCCGCACCAGGCCGAACGTCAGCACCTTGTAAGTCATCTGCGATGTTTTGGTTATCTTCGAATCTTGTTGCCCCATGAGCGCCTTGATATCCGCCGGCATGTTGGCAAGCAATTCCGTCCGGGTAATGTCGCCAGTGAGCAGGCCTACGTCCTTGGCTTCATCCAGATACTTAGAACCTTTAACAAAGTCACGCAGCGCGCCGATGTATTTGTGTGTGTCCCAATAGCTCACCCCGGCAAAGTGAGCCATGGTCAAGTTTGAGACTACGTTATTCATGTGCGAAACAGGATTAAGCACCGTCTTGCCGGCCTTCCAAAACGACAAGGCCTTGCGGTAGAACTTCAGCAGTTCGCCCGATTCTTCGTATTGCGTGATGTGCTGGATAATGTCGTCGCGTACGTAAAGCCCGGCCAGGTTGCCATACCGCTTAACGCCGCCAGTGCCTTCGATATCAGCATCCGGTATCTTGGTATATCCTTCAGAAGCGCGTGAACGTGTCCATTCCTGATTCTTGGCAATGGCATCAAACATGCGGCCAAGGGCGATATCATTCTGCATGGCGGTATAGCCCATGACGAAACGGAATAAAGCATCGCGGTTCTCGCCCATAGCTTCACGTTCTTCCGGGCTGAAGTCACGCCAGATCACCACCTTTTCAGTGTCGCGGGCCTTTTCTGCATCGATCAATTCAAGCCTGCCCTGACGGTCTTTCTTCCAAAGCGGGTCGCGCACTTCCCAGCCAAGTTGCTCAAAGGCTGGCAGTTCATCAACGGTCACTTCCTGGAATAAGCCCCGGCCTTTCAGTGAGCCGCCACCCAGGCCGCGCACCGGCAATGCAGTGCGAAGTAATTTCTTGCCGAGGGTATCAAGCGCAGGATCCTTATCACGGTTGTAGAAGCGCGGCAGATACTTTCCACGCCAGCGCTCAGCGGTATCTTTCGCCAGCATGCCAAGGTCCACCAGTTCGGACGTCTGTGCATCCATGGTCTGCGACATTGCGGCCGCTATCTTCATCACATGATCAGGCGGTGTAACGCCGGTCTTCACCATTTGCTCAACCACGTCCGAAACAAGCGCACGTTCCTCGGGCGACATTTTGTTCATGGTCTTAGCAACGCCGCTTGCTACATCCATAGCCTTCGCCATATCGGCTTTGAAGTGACGAATCTGCTTGCGCAGTTCAGGCGATGCCATGCCGAAACCTACCTTGTCGGAAAGGTTCTGCGTGACGGTCGCGGCTAAGTCGTATGCATTGCCAGTAGGTGCAAGCTGAATGCGGCCAAGCTCATCGCGGCGGAATAGCCAGTTGTCGCGGTTGTCTACGGTTACGGGCTTGCGGTTGCTGAAGTAGGTCTTTTCGATGTTAACTTTTTTATCATCAAAAACGACATAGTTGTAATTGCCATCACCTTTAGCCCTGCTGCTGCCATCAAGATATTTGATTCCTGAAATGCCTAATGAGTTTAGGTATTCGCTCGCATTCTTATCCGTTTGATAACTAGGTGTCATTCCAGCTTGTTTTTGAATGGCTGGGATTTGTAACCTGCGGTAAATATTTTCCCCTGTCGTGTCCTCGCCATATTGCAAAACAGATTTTGGAGCATTTTCAATGGCCTCCTTAACAGTTTTAGGCTGATCTTTGTAGGGCTTATCCCATAACAAATATTCGTTGTCATTCGGAATCTCAACCTCGTAAAGTTGACTGCTGCCATTGACAGCATCACGCAACTCTTGAGAAGGATCATAATTTTCTATATCTCGATAAGCTGCACTGATAGCCTGAGAGGCATAATCAAAGCCAAGCCACCCATCAGCATCCAATGCCTTCAGAATACGGTCCTGTTCTTTTGTAAAGTGACCAGTACCAACCAAATCCATTACTTCATCAAAGTCAGCATCATCCGGCAATTCTCTTTGAAATTGCTTGATGACTTGGTTCAATGGAATGTTTTGACGGTAAGATTCAGCAATAGCCTTGTTGCTGGCAAAGTAAAGACCATATCCAAATGCTTGAGCACCTTCACCGGTGCCAATGTTATCAGTGCTGAATTTGTCGAACCGATGTGGCGTTCCGTGGAATGCACGGCTAAAATCGGCAATATCACCATCCGCAATACCCTTCTCTTTCGCCTTCAAATATTCAGTAGCATCACGCAACAACTGAGCAATACGCACGTCGGTAATATCTTCCTTGGTAAAGCCATGCTCCTTCAAGAATTTACGGATAGCATCCATGACGCGCTTCACGATATTGTTGTGAAGATTGCGCTCGGCCATCACGGCGATGATTTCCTTGCCACGGCGATAGTCGGATAAGCCTGGCTGAGTTTCGTCTACCAGCTTGGCAGCATCGATGATGGCTTTATTGCCAGCCTTCTCGGCGGTCAGCACGCGGGCGGATAGGCGCTGCATCAACTCCTTGCCGACCATGTTTTCTAAACCATAGTGGCCAATAAGCTCATGCCGGGCTACAGCCTGGGCGCGCTTATCATTAGGCAGGTTATTGGCGATCAGTGCAACGCGGTTGGTGCGTCCATCATAAAAGCCTTCCACACCCTCGGCGCCTTCTGACTTGGCTTGCGTCTTAATGTAATCAGGGGCGTCGTCAATGGATTGATAAACGTCTACTTCCTGGTTGAATATGTCTTTGGCGATTGCGGAACGTACTGCGGCGACGGTCATGCCGCCAGGTGCGGCGCTGGACGAAAGGTTTATGTTGTCGTTTTCAGTGCTGAAGCCGCCTTTATTTTTAGTGGCTGACTTGATTTGATTCGGATTAAAGACAATGGCCTCAAAAGTGCCATCGCTATTAGGAAGGATTACGCCATCATATCCATAGCGGCTTTCCAACTCATCCAGTGAGTATTTGTCGTATTCTTTCCAGCCAGCCGGGTTCTCGATCTTGGCATATAACTCAAGTATGGTGCCGGTGCCGGCCGCGCCAATCTCGCCATCTTCAATGGCTTTCTTATTCGAGGTTACCCAAAACACTCCCTGCGCACCCTTGCGCATATTGACCTTGGAGAATGGCTTGCTGGTGCCGTGGTATACAACGACAGGCTTGCCGGCATCATCAACTGTCTTGCTGTTACCAAACCAGTTTTTAAATTCAGGCGAAGAAGTCTGCCCGGCAACGCTGAATGAAACTTCATCCTCATCGTCCGGCTCGGCATACTTATCCTGAGCATCAAATACAACATCGTCCAGGTCTTGCGCCTGTTGATCGCTCAGATTGGTATCAGCCTGTATCTCCTTGGCAAGCGCCGTCAATGCTTCCGCGCTATCGGCATCGGCAATGCGTTGCTTATAGGTATCAATCAGGCTGGTTTTAACGGCCTTCCGCTCTTTCGCAGGTGCTTTTGCGATTTTGTGCAAGTCGTTGAGAGTGTCGGCAAGCTGCTGGTCGCCTTTCATGGCGCTGGCAGCATTCTTGAATTTGATGGGGCTGACAGCTTCCCCGTTCATCAGGTCTTTTGCCAGCTGCAGGGCTACATCAAACTGTTTTGACTTACCAAGCTGGTTGGCGGCGGCACGGCGCTTGACTAGGCTTTCGACGTGGCGCTTGATTCCTTCGTCCGGCGCGGAGATTGCCGGTTCGCTTTGGCTTCCTGTTCCAGTTCGTGGCTGGCTTTCACCAGGCTCCCCGCCTTGCTGAGGCGGGCGCTCAGGCGTTTCACGAATTCCGGCCTGTCCTTCTCCGGTACTTTGCTCAGAAGTTGTTTCTGCTTGTCGTTCAGTTCCATCGTCTGCCCTCGCTGCCTCAGTATTAGCGTTGCTTTCGGTTTCGTAATACTGAGAGATTGTATTCGCAATATCATCAGTCGTTGCATTATTCGCAATAAGTTCGTGCCAAGCTTCATCATTGAGAAGTTGGTTTAAATTGTCCTGTTCTTCCTGGCTGGCCAGCGACCACGTATCGGCAGCTGAAGGCATCATTTCATCATGAAAGTCCATGAGGGCGTCTACTGTGGCCTGCTCCTTCTTGCCGAGCTTTTCACCACGCAGCGCCTTCTGTACGGCTTTCTGCATGTAGGTATAGGATGTACCAAGCGCACTGCGGATGACCTCAAAGTTGTAATCCTTTGGCTCCCAGGTAGTGCGGGTAACCTTATCGGCTTCATCGCGTACCATGCGCCCGCCGACCGTCGCCCAATCAAGATCAGGAAGCCAGGCGCGCAGGGCATCTTGTTTGTCGATGACGCGTTGCTGAGTAGGATTGTCGCGCCCGGCATCGTCTGTAACCGGCGCGGCAACAGGCGCGGCAGTGCTTATGCTTGCATCTTCAAAAGGCGCGGCCGGACCCTCCTCTATTGCATCCGCCCTTCCGGCAATAGCTCCATCATCATTATTCTGTCCAGCACCAGCGCTATCGGCTCCGGTATCTCCACTTGGCTGTTGTAATACATCGATTCCTCGATCAGCATCACTTGGCATGCTTCCTTGTGGCTCAGCAATCTCAGCTTCAACGCTTTCCGCAGGTATTTGGGAATCTTCAGCTGGCACATTTGCGTTTTCCCCTTGTGGTAATTCTTGCAGGATATCGTCGTAAGTGCCGGGCGCAGTTGCTTCAACTGGCGCAGGCGCTTCGGTCACGACAGGCGCTTCTACTACCGGCTGAGTTGGCGTATTCACAAGCTCGCGTGCGGCAGTGAGTGCGTCCAGAATGCCGGTGGAATCCTGCGCTGGTACGGTGGCGGGCGTCACTGGCGGAACGGTAGATGGATCAGGCGCAACATTCAGCGGACGCTCAGCAATAGTCTTCAATGCACTACCGCCCGCGCCCATGCCGCCCGATTGAAGGATGGTGGCCAGCGCGGTATCTTTCAATTGCGTGCCGAGGTCGTCAAGCGTGGCGTCCTGATTCGTGCCGATGCCTGGTAGCTTATCAACGCCAAACTGGCCTAGGGTGGTCAATTCTTCCGAGGGCAATTCTTTCAGTGAGCTTGCTACCATGGCATTGCCAAGGTCAGCCACACCGCCGCCACGTGTCGCAGCACGCAGGCCATCGGCCAGCTTATCGAAGCCACCTAGTTTTTCACCGCCGACTTCAAGCGCTGCCATAGGCAATGCACGCAATGCAGCACCACCAGGTTCAAGCCCTTGCTCACGACCAGCGCCGTATTCCTGCGCGGAAGTGGTAGCGAATAAAGCAGGAAGTGCGGCCGGGCCGGTAGCCAGGGCAGGTAGGGATTGAATAACCGAACTTACCGCATTGGCGCCGGCAGCTGGAATGTCCTGAACGATTGATTCATTACTGAAGCCTTCGACCGGCGTGCCGCGTAATACAGCACTATCCTCGATCTGTCCGGCAAAGCGTTGCTGGCCAGCGGCGATATCGCTCAGGGTGTTTGAGCCCAATACATCCGCCAGCGCCTTGAGCGCGCCTGCTTCGATTCTACCCAGGCCGGCATAGCCTTTACGAGCTCCAACTTCCAGCACACCGGGCAGGCCATCTACAATGCGAGCGCCGGGCTTTAACTCGGCAGGCTTACGGGCGTTATTGAATATCTCATCGACCACGCCATCTGTGCGCGTTGGGATAACGGGATTGGTAACGGGTAAGGGCTGAGCATCAGTAGGCGCTTTAACGACACTACCGGGCTGGAAAACGTCATTCAGCGTCTTGTAGAGGCGGTCTTTGATGGATGGCGGATTAACAACAGGCTCAAGCAGGTCGTCATAGGAGCCCTTAGCCTTCGGCACATCAACAAGTAAATCGTCGTATGCGCCCATTATTTCACCACTTTATTCTTGCGTGCTCTCTCAGTGATTCGCTTCTGAACTTCGGGATTGCCCGCTGCTCGCTTGTAAGCATCAAGGTATTCCTGATAAGCAGCACTCGGCTCCTTGGTTTCAGCCTGGTCCGCTCCCCGGTAAAACTTGGCGGCATCGATGTTGTGCTCTTTAAGCCACTTGCGCTGATAGGCTTGGTAATCAGGCGCGCCATTGGGGCGCTTACTGTTCAGGCTGTTGATTGGGAATTCCGCATTGAAGTCTGCACGGATATCGTCGCGCACCTGGGCGAAGTCTTTTGATTCAGCTTTGCTTGCAGACGAGCCATCGCCCTTGCCGGATGCAACGCCTTTCTTGCGCTCCGTAGCAAGCCCCGCCTGAGCATAATTCTCAGCGGCGCCAGCATTGGATTGATTGGCAGAGGCCTTGTCTTTGATGATTTCAGCATCGCCCACGCCATTCAGTATTTGATCGCCAGTGAGCTTGTCCATGGTGCCAACGTTGCCGGTATTGTCATAGCGCGTCTTGCCATCGGAAAGAAGTAGGGCTGTGGCCATGTCGTTATTGCCAGCCTGTGGCCCGGCTAATTTCTGGCTGAGCACAGCTTGCAGAATCTTTAGTGGATCCTTACCGTCGATGGCATTGGCCTGCGTTGCGATATCCACCACGTTATCGGGCTTCATCTTTGCAGTGATCGCGTTGCGCTGATCGCCACGTATACTGCCGGATAGGTGCTCAAGGTTTTTATCGCCTAGTGCAAGCATCTGCTTCAGCCCGGCAAACTTCTGCTGCAGCTCAGGGAATTTGCTTACATACTCAGGAATTGGCACGGCATTGTTACCGCTATCGTATTGCGCCTGGGTAGGTGGGCCAGCAGGTGCACGCAGCTCGCCTGCAGTGGCACGATTGAAGTCTGCCCGGCCCATGGGTGAATTGAAGCCGCCAGCAACGGCCAACGACTTAACCAAGCTGTCATCGCTCGACATTTCCGTTTCGGCGCGCTTGGCTTCGGCTTGGGCATCCTGAAGGGCTATCTGTGAATTAAGCTCATTGATGCGAGTGCCATTCAGCGCCCCGGCATCGCGTGCGTATGGACTATTGCTGCTGGCAAGCAGTTGACCGAGGGAAGCGCCGAGCCGTGCATTGGTTTGCATAAATTATCCTAAGCCGCCTTTTTACCTAACATGCCGATGCCCGGAGCCCCGGCCTGAAGCAATCCGCCAACCAGCGAGCCACGGTCCTGAGCGTTTTGCAGGGCAAGGTTAGTCGCGCCATTAGCACGTTGAATGCTGGAATTAATCCCGGCAACATCACTGCGCAATTGGCCGGTATCAAGCTGCTCCTGGTTGTAAAGCAAGCCGCCAGCGCTGTTGCGTGCCATCAGCCGAGCGCGATTTAAAATGTCTTTGGTAGCCAGTGAGGTTGATTCGGCTTTGCGACGTGTGTATTCATCAGAAATGTTGCCTTCGGAGGTGGCATTGATCTCACCCTCTTTGCCACCATTGGCAGCAGTCAAGGCATCAACTAGACTGCCTTCGCGTTCAGTGGCGGCTGTTTCATAGCGTTGGTCGCGTGCGGCAGGGTCAAACGTATCGGCAGCGAAGTTCTGGACTAAGGCTTCCTTTTGCTTGTTTTTACTTTCGGTTTCAAGCGCGGCATTCCGGATGATTTTTTTCTGATTGTCGGCGGCATCGTCGGCCGACTTCATTTGCAAAGCAGTGCCACCCAAGGCCGCACCAATCACGGCAATTTCAACTCCTGTGCACATACAGTCCCCTATGCATAATTATTTATATTGCCGTCGTAATTGGTGTTCACGCCGGCAGTTTTCTTGGGCTGGGCAATAACTGCACCATTTTGTCCGGCTACATAAGCTGCTTGTTGCTGCTGATTCTTGAGAGCGTCGAAGAATCCAACCAGGCTCGTAGCATTAGCTTCGTCCTGCGCCCTGCGTGAGTTGTTGGCCATGCCTTCATAAGATTGCTGAAGCGCACTGCCCTGATCAAGTCCTGTGCGGATGCTGTCAATCAAGCTGACGCGGGTCTTATCGTCCGAACTGCGTGCATTGTTGGCAACGGATAGGCCGAGGTTGGAGGCTTTCAAAATACCCTGCTGATTCGTGTCCAGAATTTCCCGGTTCACGTCGATATCACGACTGCCGCCAGTGAGCCCGGCGCGCGCCAGCATGAAGCCAAGGTCGCGCTCAGTCGTCTTGCGCTCTTTGTTCAGGTCCAGGAGTGCGGCATTGGTAGCGTCATTGCCTATCTTTCCGTAAAGCTGTTCGCGGCCTGCGGCAGTTTTTGTGACGGCATCTTTTGCGGTTGTTACAGCAGCGTTATATCCAGCCTCATCAAGCTTTGAATTGACCGTGCCATCTTTGCCTGTGGATTTCGTCACGAATGATTCACGGCTTACACCATCAGCGCCTGGCGTTGCAATCCCAAACAGGCGGTTTAGCGCTTGTACTGCTTTTGCAGTCCTGCTAGTTTCTGCTGCGGCTCGATCTGCTGCGCCACCGTCACCACTGCTGCCTTTGAATAGACGACGAGGGCGTTTGGTATCGCCAGTTGGGGGCGTGAAGTAGATTGGATCAAATTGATGCATGGCAAAACTCCCCGTGGATGCGCTTGGCACACGCGGCATACGCCTTGACTGCATCATCGATATTTTCAAAATAGCCAAGATGGTGACGAACGCCATCGGCTTTACAGCCAACACGCCACTTTTGATATCTTGCGTACCAGCTGACGCCTTTGTGACCTGATTTATTATTCGCCCGGATGCCAGTATTCATAACGTTCTGCGCGTTCGTCGCGGGCCGGAAATTAGTCCAACTGTTATTTGATTTATTTGTGTCTCGGTGATCTATCTGGAATTGTGGGAACTCGCCGTTTACATAAAGCCATGCCAGCCGGTGCGCCAAGTAGGCCTTACCAAAAATCCTGATGGAAATATAACCGTGAGAAGTTACGCTGCCAGCCAATTCACCTTTGCCAGCCCGAGAACTAAACCTTTCAACCCACGTAAATAATCCAGTGAGCGGGTCATATTCAAGTTTTGTTTTTAACTTTTCCTGGGTAAGCATAGAAGTCCTTAATTATTCCGTACAAGATAGCAATACATTAAGGTTTCCATGCGTTAAACATCTTTCAGAAACCATTGCCCGACGCTTCGGTAACCTAAGGCTTCGTACAGTCGGACTACATTCAAATCACCGGTACCAATGCCAGGCCGTAACTGCGTAGCCCCCATGCCGATGCACCATTCTTCGAAGCGTTTAATCATGCGGACTGCCATCATTCCATTTCGGTGCTCAGGCTCCACGTATAAGGTCAAATCAATGCCAACCCTCTCAGTCGAATACCAAGGCGTATGAACGTCACCCATCATCACGCCAACCACCGCCCCATCCTTTTCCGCCACAACAAGAAAGCCACTTACCATCATCAATCTACATGTCGCTTCAACACGCTCAGGCGAATACTCAACATGCTTATAAGAGCTTGCAGCATTAAGCTTTCGCCCCATTTCAACCAGGCGAGGAATATCCGCTTCAATGGCTTGTCGTATCATTGCGTGCCAAGCACTTCGTAATAAAACGTCAGTTGATGCAGTTCAAATTCTTGATCGTCGTAGTTGCTGAAGACCGGTGCAATGTTGGTAGTGAGCAATTCAACCGGATATAGATAACCTGGGCGCGTATCGCCTTCCACGGTAACGGGCGGGTTCGTGACCAAATCCGTATTGCGCGGGTCAAAGCGGTGCGATATCTGGCATTGGCCGGTGACCACGGCATCCATTGCAAGAATCTGCTTGAGCAGGCCAGGCGCTTTAAAGTCCAGGTAGCTCATTTCGATATCAACGTGGTACAGCACGCCATCGTCTGTTTTGACGTTGCGGTCTACCTTGTAGACGTCATCCCCGGAGCGAATATAAAGCTCGGCATTAAGTTCATCCAGGTAATCCAGCGGGAAGGGATATTCGTACAGGCTCCAAGCCGATACGCCGGATGTGCGGCTGAAGGTGTAGACCATCGCTTTGTTGCCGGAGTACAGCCAGTACTGCCCGCCACCACGATAGAACTGCGCCTTGGCAGTGCTGATATCAATGAAGTTATTGGCCAGCAGGTCGCGGTCAATCGGTGAGCCCACGTCGGCATCGATCAGATTGGTAGTTACATCCTGCCGGGTGATGGTGCGTACACCGGCAGGGCTCAGGAAGAATACGTCGCCACTCATGTTGGCATGCGAGTAAGGCAGCGTTGAGCCCACGTCCACCGGCTGCTCGAATAGATGCTTGGCTGGATCCACATCAACAAGCCATATCTGCGACGCATCCGAAAAGAAGACGACTAGCTTGCTAGTGTAATACCCCAAGGCAGTTGCGGCTGTAGCGCCCGATTGCTGAAGGCCTACAGGCAGGAATCCGGCATCATTGGGTGTCGTCCAGTCTCGAGGGAAGTTCGTGCGGCTGAAATTGACTACATCGCCATCCTTGCCAACAGCCCACATCTTGCTCGCCAGCTTCAGCACTTGCTTGGTATGCGGGCAGTTCAAGTCTTCAATGGCGGTACCGTAGGCCGTGATCGCCACGCCACCAGAATTAACGAGCGTACCGATCACTGTTGGATAAACCGGAGCGCCAGCGGCCGTTACGTTCGTATCGCGGCAGGTCCATACGACCGTTCCATCCGTGACGGTAATACCCGCTTCAGTCGGCCATACAGGTTCAGTCGCGGCAGTGGTGCCGGCAGTCGTGCATTCATAACGGTAATTGTTGCTGACGGTCGGCTTGACGAATGCACCAACTGTTTTTACGGCAGCTGCAGTCCATGCAGTCGTTCCCACGGAAACATCGGTCACCTTGTAGCGAAAGCCATTCGGTGCGGCAGGCTGGAAGTATTTGCCAAGCTGGACAGAGGTGGAAAGCGGGAACGTCCCCGGCACATCAAGGTAATGGTGGCGAATCTCGCCGGACGTGTAGCCGACTGAGGCATACAGGAATCCATTGAACACATCCCCGTAATAGACTTCTGTGAGCAATAACGCAGGAGTGGTCGGGCTTTTGACATTGCGCGCCGCGAACAAAGGATTGGCATGAACAATCGGAGTATTGCCGCCATAGAAAGTATTCAGTTTGCCAAGGCCTGCGAATAGCCCGGTAGTGCCAGCCTCAAGCGTTGCGACCTTCGTAGTGCCTGGGCGCTTGCGGAGTGTACGGCCTTCGGTGACCTGGGCATTGCGCAGTACGCGCATGCGGTTGGCATCGGATGTGGATGGGCCTTTGCGCAGGTCCAGCCCGAAATCGAACCGCTCAAAGACGATGTTTCTAGGCATCGTTAAACGTCCTGGTCGCTGGTTACATAGCGGTAAGGATCAGGCGGGCATTTATCCCGCTTATCCCATACCTGTTTACCGCGATTCTTGGCTTTCAGGCGCAATAGCAATGCGTCAAGCTGTGTAGAGTATGTCGCCGCGTCGTCCTGCTTGTAATGCTGCTTGGCAGTGGAAAGCGCGAACAGGAAGATTATTTCGTCATTGATGCTAACCCGGTCACTGTCCACCACCAAAGGCTTCAGGACTTTCGTGTATTCAAGACGGATGGTGTATTGGTTGCTGATCGGTATCGGCCATAGCTCGTACTGATCGCGGCGCTCGTAGCGCTCAGGCACGCCAGTTGACGGCAGACTGCGGTGCTCAAGGTTGATGCCCTCTTTCAAGGGACGGAACCGGCCACCCCAATTGATGGCGATGAGCTTGATTTCTTCCAGGTTGCAATCTTCTGGATAGTCGTAATATTGCTGGTCGGCACCGGTGAGGCGTTCACTTACCCCATCCAGCACGCGCCATTCGAATTGCTCATATAACTGTTTCTGCGCAGACCGAATCATTGAATCGATCAACGCGGAATTTACTACGCCCGCCTGGCCTGCTGAGCCGAAGCCACAACGGCTCTGAATATCAGAGCGAATATCGCCAAGCGTGCGGAGTAAAGGAAGTGCCATTACTTGGCAGCTTCAGCCGGTGTAGCGGACTTCAACGACTTATTGAAGGCAATTTCCTTGGCCAGCGCGATTTCTTTCTTCAGCTTATCCACGCCCCAATTCTTGGTGGCATGCACGCCTAGGTCTTTAGCCTCAGCGATCAACTGTTCTTTCTCAAGATCGGCCTCAGTCTTTTCGGGCTCCTGTGCGGCGGCTTTCTTGGGCCTTTCATCATCCTCATCGTCAGCATCGAATGAATCTTCGAACTGCTTATAGGACGGCCAAACCGTTTGCACCATGCCAATGCCATTGCGGTCACCCTTGTAGATTTGCTCAAGGCGTGAATATTCTTCTTCGGTATCGAAGGTGGCGGTCGTGACGCCTTCTGGCAGCTGGATATGGCTACCGTCTAAAATCTTGTCTTCACCATGCACGGCACGAAGTACATCCACTTCATGGGGCAGCACGCAGAGCGGTGTTTGCTGCGCAATGCTGCGGGCAAGAAGCACCATTACATAGGGTAGAGTTACTTTGATGGACATTTGAAATCTCCTGGTTGTACTGCTGTGAAACTAAAAAAATGGTGAAGGACCGCGAAGCCCTTCACCGTTCGTTACATCACCCGTTACGCAATCGACAGCACAGCATGCGTATTACGGCGTCCCATGCCCATAGCGAACTTGGCAGTGATGGCGTAATGGAATGTGTACTGATCGATTGGACGACCTGGGAAACGCAGCTTCAGCCAATCATCCTTAGCGCGGCGCAGCTCAAGCTGGTTCTTGCCGAGGTTCAGCATGTAGCAACGCTTTGTCCAAGGGATGGTCGGTGCACCGAAACCGAAGTTGGTATCGAAGTCAGGAACGTACTTGATCTCGATGCCATCGAACTTCAGTGCCTTGGTGGCCATATCGATATCAAGCGTTGAACCGCCTGAGTATGTGATTTGGGTCACGTTGGCTGCAATCACCGCATTGCGCAAAGCGTCATAGAAAGCGGCGCCTGCAAAGATGTGAGTGAAACGGCCTTTACGGCGTTGGATATCACGCTTACTTTGCTCAAGGGCATCCAGCAGGATTGCCAGAGTGGTACCCAAGCCAGTACGCGCAATGTTTCTCCACCAGGCATTCGGTGTGGTAGATGGGTCAATCGAACCGATAACGCCAGCAGTTGGTGTAGTCGATACCAAAGCATCGATACCAGGGCGGGCATCAGCGAACTGCGAGCCATCCAGCCACAGTGCAGCGTGGATGAAGTCCTTAGCGCCTTCTTCCAGTGCCATCATGTTTGACTTCAACATGCTTGTCAGCTGAACGACTTCGCCCTTGGTGGCAGTGGATTTGCCGATATCATCATTTACCTGGATGCCGTTGCGGAACAATTCATCTTCGTTCAGCACCAGGCCATCGTGGTAGTTGGTGTGGTCATACTTGGCAATCGCATTCGGGTCGCGGCTGTTGTAGTTCACTTTGCCGTTACCAGAGTAATACTGGCCATTCGAATCGTTGGACTTGTAGACGTTGTATGTGAAGCCATCCAGGCCACCGATCAGGTCTACCGCTTTAGGCAGCAGAATTTCCAGCAGTGGACGCTCTACATTGATTTGGTCGATAGGGTCGTTACGGCCCCAATTGGTGATGGTCGTGCGACCGATTTTTGCAATTTCGCCGGCATTTAAAGGCATGATAACTCTCCAAAAAGTTGTATAAAGTTTCTTAAACAAACGGTTGGGTGAGTTCCATTACAACCCTTGCAGCTGGCGACTTCTGCGGTTCAGCCGGGCACTACAAAATTCTTATTCCAGGTCAAAGCCCATTTCGGCAAGTACTGCCTCCTCAACAGAGGTGGGCGCTGTCTTGCTGGTCATGCGGGCATTGCCGCGCAGTGGGTCGGTTGTTTGTTTCGCTGCGCCTTGCACAAGCAGTTTCTTGATCTGCTTGTAATCGCGTTCAATGATTGATGCCCATTGAGCAGGCGGGAAATTCTTGGCAATGGTGGCCATTTCAGGCAATAGCTCGTCCATGACGGCTTCATAGTCAGGGTCGGTCTTCTTCCAGTTCGCTTGCATGGTGGCAATATTGGTGAATGCTTCTTCGCGCACCGCTTCGATCTGCTCGTTGGATTGTTGCGATTGCTGGCGTTGCTGAACCTCACGATTAGCGCGCTCAGTGATCTTTCTGCCCTTAACTATTTCAAGCGCATCATCTTCCGACAGGTCCAGGCTTTCAACCTTTGCTTTTAGCTCAGGGTATTCATCAAGCGCACTGCCTGAAATTGCCACCTTCTTGCCATGCAGAGCTTCGAACTGCTGAACCTGTTGCTCAATGATGGCGCGGAATTTATCAACGTCGCCGGTGGCCAGCGTGTGACGGAATGCAGAGAATTCAACCAGGTCGCTTGCGGCGTTGGCATCGGTAAAGCCTAACTGGCGGAGGCCTTCAATGGATTCTTCGTACCGCACCAGGTCGCTTGTGAGCTTCTCTACCTTGGCAACTTCGGCTTTATAGCCTTCGGTTACCTTCGTAAACCGTGCGTTCGTGTCCTTGTTCTTACTGTCAAGCGGCTTGAGGTCGTCCTCAGTGATGCCTTTCTTGGCTTCTTCGGCAGCGGTTGCATCTGCCGCGTCTTTCTTAATTTGGTCTTCAGCGCTGAGCGGCTCAGGCTTCGCTTCAGTTTCTTTATCCTTCGCTGTATCAGCATCCGCATCATCAACCACTTCAGCAACGGTTTCGGAGACTTTTGCATTGGGGTCGTCCTTATCAAAGCCGAATTCAGCGGCAACAAGGTCTTCAGTGGAAAGCTCGGGCTCTTTTCCATCGTTGGGCTCGCCATCGGTGATGGTGGCACCAGATAGCACGCCGGACTGATCAGGATCGACTGCACAGAGGATTAAAAACGAGAGGATGAAGCGATAAAGCTTTGTCATTTGGTCGGCACCTTTATATACACGTGCCGCCAATATAAGCTATGGACTATTTTTCCATGTGTTCACTATGCGTTACCTTTAGGCAATAAAAAACCCGCCTAAGCGGGTTTAGAGAATATATTACTTGATGTTTCGACTACGCCTTACAAAGGCTAATATACCCATTCCAAGAAACATTAGGGCATAGGTATCAGGTTCAGGCACTGGCGATCCAATTGGCGTGACGTTTGCAAGATAAACAAAGTCTAAAGTTCGTTTGTGAATGCCAGGGTACTCCTCATTAGTTTGAGCCATGAATGAGCTATTAGTATCTCCTTGACCAACTTCTCTCCAACTTCTGACTTGTAAATATAGTTCTACCCAATTCCCGGTTTCCCGGTATGGGGATGTAGTTAAATAAACGATATAGCGATGATTTGCTGGGAGCGTAACAGACTCCATATCGAAATAAACTGGCACGAAGTCTAAAGGGTTCTTTGCGACATTCTGTGAAGTTTCAAAGATTAGCGGATTATCTAGGGTATTTATGCCCGTATATTTATACACTGAAGCATGGAAAGTCAAATCATTGTAGGCATTAGCAAAGATTTGAAATGAATCGAAAGTGACATCCCTATTGCCAACTGTGAATACCTGTCCAGCGCCTTCATTTTGGCCAAAATAATCAGTACCATTCCAAGGCCCAGCCGTAATCACATCTGCTAGCGCATTGGTAAGGAATAAAGAAAAAATTGATGCGACTAATACTTTTGGAAAATTCATCTACCACCCTTTCAATAATATTAAAAAATTCATATGGCCATCAATAATATATGATGGTGGTTAATTTTTTAAAAATATAGAAGGGAAAGAAATTGAAGGAATCAACTTGGTTTCAATGTCTCTGTATAAAATTGCGCCATTTATTTCTTACTGAAAGCGAACTTAAAGGTCGCCAAGAAACATATGATGAATGGCTAGATCGTCAGTGGTAACCTAAAGCCCCAACGTAGCGCGTATGTTCCCAGTTCGCTCAATGACCTTATTGCCCTGGCTGGATTCATGTAACCCGTCAAAGGTAAATGCATTGGGGTCACCTGTTCCGCCAAACATCCATCGCCCACTATTCCTTTTGGGGAATCCTGATGGGCCAACTTCCATAATGTCGGCAATATCGATATAACCACCATTATCTGTACGTACTTCGTTGCGTATTAAATCATTATAGGCAGTGCGAACAGCTTCATTGGCCGCCACTGTTTGATTAGCGTAGGTAGCAAATGAGTCCGAAGATGTGGCACTAGGCGCGATAGTGCATTTCCATACCCTAAGGCCAGCGGCAATTGCTAGATTTGCTAATACGTTTGTGGCAGTCAGCAAGTCAGCCGCACTTACTCCGTTAGTTATGTCATTAATTCCTGCTTGTAAAATTACATCAGTAAAGTTACTGCCTATAAATGTTTTTCTAACTGTTGAGTTAGCTGTCATCTGCGTAACCAGATCACCGCCAACTGCTAAAGATGTATAGGCATGTGTTTTACCTATTGATGGGAATATTTCACCCACGTCACCGGATTGGTCTTTATTGCCGAGGGTGGACAATGCGGCCATCTTGCTGTCACCGAAGCCCAAAAAAGACCGCTTTGCTGTGTTCCCGAGTATGCGAGTAGGCATATAAATATTGCCACCTGCTACCGTATTGCTAATGTTTCCGCCCAATGTCAGATCGGTTATGCCCGTAGTGCCATAGTTAGCAGCTTCGCCAAGAACATTCTGGTTGTTGTTTGACGTAGTTGTGAGGAAAGTAAGTAAGCGGCCTGAACCTTGGCATACAACATAGCTACGAATCCAGAAGCGGGCATTTTTTGGAATGGTGACGGCTAAAGCATCAGATTGAAGCAGCGACACATCAGGTATGGAGCCTTGCGCAACTCCGCTGAATTTCAGTTGGGTAAATGTGCCCGCTGGATATTCTACAGATGCAGTAATGTTCATGGCACCGCCAGAGCCTACGTCCTGTCCAGATCCAGATGGTGTGGTTGTTCCATTAACACCCATTACATTGGGGAACTCAACCTTTAGGCTTGTTATTGCATCTCGCGCAATGTGAAAGCTGCGGTACATACCTTGTGTGTTAGTCGCATCTTTATTGCGCGGATAGTAACAACGTGTTGCCACTTGCCCAGTGTAAGCTGGCACTTCCCCACCCCCGCCACTACCCAATGCTGCATAAGTGGTGCCGTTCCAGAAGTAGATTATGTTGGGTGTAACGTCATTGACTTTGTATTGAAGGCCAGCGTCAGAAGGAGTGCCGGCAGCTTGAATCGCTGCAAATCCTGCACTCGATATCGGTATCGGGATATCACTGGAATAGGGCTGACTAACAATGCTTACCGCCGCGCCTGAAGCCAATAGGGCAGTTGCATTCGCATCCGAAAGCGTATTGCCCATCCAGGCCACATACATGCCACGGTTTATATTTAAAGCGTTCTCACGAATGACCTGGATATCCACGATATTCCCCTATTGCATTGTTTGCGGTTGTTGTTGAAGCATCTGGACCAGGCTTGATACTGGCGGCATGCCTTGCGGCTCAAGTTGCTCCTCTTGAAGCTCAGGCTGCAATGCACCAGGCGCAGCCATGCCATTTTCGAGGTCGGTAATGCCGAGCAATGTCTTCGCGTCCAGCTTCTCATCGAAGCGTTTAAGCGTTTCATCGATCAGGTTGACGGTGACGGTCGCAAGCTGTTGATTGTTCGATTGCAGAGCGCCCATATACACTTCAAGGCCTTTCTGAATCTCGGGAAGAATCTGTATCCACTGATCGCGCTCGCGCATCTTGTTCGGCTTGCTGGTACTGCCGGCGCGAATGCCGATGTTGACCATGCCGAACATATCTTTCTTGGATAGCTCAGGCCATACCGCTTCATTTCCGAAGCGCTTGATGATCATTTCCTTGGGCATATTGAGCAAAAGCAGCTGGCTTGCATAAATAGCAATGTCAGTCAGCCAATCCTCGATCACGTCCAGGCTTTCACCGGTGCGGCCAGCCTGGCCAGCGGATGCAATCTCTGCCTCGGTGGCTGTCTTGGCTACGCGAATAGCGCCACTGGCTGCATCCTGCGTATTGCCGACCTTCTCCATGTTGAAAAGAATGTCGGAGGTGTCATACATCTGCGGATTGTAGGGAATCTCAGGCAGGAAACCGAGCATGTTTTGGGCGTTCTCACCCGCGTTCATAGTGACGCCAACTACTTCGGTATTGATGGTGCGGTTGTTTATTGCGGAGATTTCTGTATCACTAGCACCGGATGCTTTGTTGATAATGCGAACCGGGATATTCTTTTCACGGTGGGCGGCAGCGCGTGTAAGGCGAGTGATGTACTCATCCTGCAACTGCATAAGCTGTTCGACCATGGACTTCGGATATTTCTTGCCATCCACCCGGCGCAGCTGCAGGCCGAAGAATGGGTACCACTGCTCACCCAGGGCGGCAGGTTGATAAGGCTTGCGGATGTACTGCCTTACGCCATCGCAGAGCGTGTAGACCGTGTTATCTTTCAGGCTCCACACTTCCCATATGATCATAAGCTGGTCGTCTTCATCAACGTCCTTGGCCTCAGCCTGGGCAACTTCATCACTAGTGGTGGTTTCAATGTACTTACGGAAGCCAGTAGGTGGAGCTTTGCCGAATTGCTGCTTGAATGCGCCGACCGTCATCTTGATTTCGTGGGCGATCTCGGTAGCCATGGGGAATTCGTCAATGTCGCGCACCGAGGCATCCAGGATGATCAAGTCTTCAGCCGACAGGTTATCAACGACAAGGCCTTCCGATACCACCACTTCGACCTTTGCATGCAGTGCGGCAAGCTGTTGCTTCATTTCGAACATCTGTGCGTCATAATCAGCGCTGATGCCGCCTGCGTCCTGCGTTTCCTTAATCAATACTTCGATCTGCTCAAGATTGTCCTGAGTATCGTTAATGCGATTGCGGATGACAGGGTCGTCCTTCTTTTCCCGCTGATAGATGACCTTGACGAAGCCGATGGTGCTGGTCAGAGCGCCACGCACGGATGATTTGCCACGCTTCTTCAGCTTCGCATCTTTCACCAGGAAGACGTTTAAGGCATCCTCAAGGGTCAGAGCGAACTTGCCGAGCAACGGATAATCCTCTGTGCTGATGCGATCATCAACCTCAACGGATATCTCCGGCGCTTTGGCATAGATAGAAGGCTGGATGGTTTCCAGCATGGAGCCGATGAGATTGACCAAGACCAAGCCTTTGTCGGTATCACCGTCTGCAACATCACCATCCGCATAGTTGCGCGCTTCAATCCAAGTCTTTGCTCGTTCCTTCAATGGCTTCTTGAAGGCGAGAATCCTTTTCATTAAGCGATTAACGTGTGCTTCTTCATCCGTAGGCGTCGGACTTTCACCCGGCGCCGGATCATCAAACTTCTCTATAGCCATTGAAATTAATCAATGTCAGATAGCAGGGATGCCTGTATGCCGCCTGATGTGTAAGCGGTGCAATTCAAGCGCAGGTATTGCGCAAGCACGATAGATTGGATGTTCACGCCTGGGCCTGTGACAGCGGTAGCGCCGGAAGCGGTTGCCCATGTAGTGCCATCGACCGAGCTTTGCAGAATCGCAGAGCCGACGAATGCGCCAGAAGGTGAGCCGAGGATTCCAACAACGGCCATGCCTGGCAGAAAGCCGGCTTCAAGGGTGTTAATTGTGGCACCGGCTACAACTGATGCCAGAACTGCCGATTGTTTTAATCTCATGGTAAATCTCCTAAGTTTGCGGATAATTTCAAAGTGCAAACGAAGGGTAACTCACCATTTTATTTTCCATGCGTTGCTAATTTAGGCAATAAAAAAGCCCGCCGAAGCGAGCTTAATTTTTTGTGTGCGCTGAGTGGCTCCACGCGAATAGCGAATCTAACGACCGGGCTCTCTCACTTCGGTTAACGCTCTTTCATTCACAACACAGCTGATCACTTACGTTCTACTACCCGGCGAACTCTCAGCAAATCGACGCTAAGAAGTGATCAGTTGTCTTATGAATAAATAAATTGTACTCCTAAGTTCGCCCTCTGTATTTAGAAACTTTCTTCGGCTCTTCAGAGTTTTGCAGCATCCATGCCACGGTATCAGGCTCAGGCGGCGGCTTGCGTGGAGGCTTAGGCTTACCGGCATTGCGCATGCTATCCAGGCCACGGCCAAGCAAGCCCATTACGTCCACGGCATCGTCATACTTGCCGCCATTGAATTTAAGCAGTTGGCTTATTACTTCATTCACCCACTCGGTTGCATCGGTGCTTTCAGGGAAATAAACCATGTTCATCGCCATGCGGCCTTGAATGCTGCGCGCCCGGCTCGGCTTGTCTGATATCGACGATATCCAATCGATAGCGAAATAGGCCTTGCGCTCACGCATGCGCTTAGTCAGGTAAGGATTAATAGATGCCTTGATGACACCACCTTCCCCGAACCATCGCACCGTGTTCCAGCGCTGCATCAGGTCTATCTTGGTTTCAATCCACACATCGCTGGTTGTCTGCCCACGCCACCAATCGACTACATAGATATTGCCTTCGGGATCCACACCGAACACGCCATGCTCAGTAAAGTCGCCGCCGTTCAATGTCACGGCATAATCGCTTGCGCCGTAGTAAATCAGGTTCTTCGGCAGGTTCTTGTAACGATGGATCATCTTCAGCGTGAAGAAATCACCGTCTTCCGGCGTAGGCTTCTGCTGGTACAGGCTCGACCAGGTACGCGGATTGTTCTTAAATGGCGCCCAATGCTCATGACTGAACCACTCAGGCCATAGCGTTTCACCAAGCTTGCGATTAAGCGGGTCGTCAGCACGATCGGCAATAGCAGGCAAACAGATGACATGCCACGTTCTACCATCGCGCCCGGCGAATATGCCACTCTCACCGTCCCATTCCTCGGGGAGAATGCGGCCGGCCGGGTCGTCCTGATGCCACCGTGTAAGTATCATGATCTGCGGTGCACCAGGTATCAACCGACTGCAGAAGTCATCCGTGTACGCTTCCCACGTCTTTTTACGGATGATGGGCGATTCTGCGGCTTCACGGCCTCGTATCGGGTCATCCAGTATGCCAAGGGCTGCACGATTACCTGTTAAGCCTGAGAGTAGGCCACCCGACATATACTCGCTGCCATTGGTCATGCTCCACTGATCAGCGGCGGCATTGTCACCGCTCAAGCCTATGCCCATGAGATTGTAGAACGATGGCGATTTAATCAGCTGCCGGGCTCGCCTGCCCTGCTTTGCAGCGATATCTGAGGCATAAGAGGCAAGGATCACATTGCGGCGCGGCTTCCTGGCCATGAACCAAGGGACGAATACCACGTCGCTGTATGTTGATTTGGCGCTACCTGGCGGCATTAGAACCATAAGATTAGGGATTAAGCCCGCTTCGACCTTCTGCAAGCTTTCAAGCAATAGGCGGTGATGGTTGGCTAAGGTGCCAAGGCGCATGACGCTGAATCGGTCTTCATCTGCTACGTCGGTAAGTGGAACAGTGGGAATGTCCACCATAGATGCGAAGTCGACTACATTTTGCTTGGCGAGGTATTGCCTGCAAGCAAGTATATCGGCGCTACTTAACTGGGATGGAAGCAATTGCTCTTACCACTTCTTCTGTCAACAAGGCTGGATCAATAGAATGCTTTGCATCAAGGCCCAGGTGCCCGCCATGCTCTACCTTGTCTGTAAATATCTTCAGGTGCTTACCTAAAAGCTCACAGCCTTTAAGCACGCCGCCAGAATCAAACGTGAAGGCAGGCGCAACAGAGCCATTGGGCAGCTCAACCAAAACCGGGAAGCCTTTGCGATCTATGACCTGCTTGGCCTGACGGCAGCGCTCAATGGTGTCCATGATGGTATCTAGCACATACTTTGCAGTGATACCGGTTTCTTCTGAGCGCTTTTCCATCTTGCTTTTTAATGCGTCTTGAACCTTGACAATTCTTAACATGCGCGAGGCTTGTGTATCAGCAGTCTTAACCGAATACCCCGCCCGAATAGCTGCCTGAGTAGCATTCAGGTCGATCAAATATTCATCGACGAAGCGGGATTGTTTTGGAGTTAGCTTAGACAACTTCAGAAGTTCCAAGCACAAATGAATGAACGTTTGGATAGTCAGCCAATATCTTGTCAATGCCTTTCGATATAGCCACCCCATCGCTCATAGTCAAAGCTGCATAATCAGGAGCCTTGCCAAGTAAGAAATGTTTGCTCGCATGGAAGATGACCATAGTGTCGCCAACCGATAGGTTTAATGTGATTTTTCCATCACTTGCTCTTTGTTGTGACGTAATAAGCACTTCGCCTTTTAGCTTCACGCTACCCCATCCCTCAGAATCAATGAATCTTCCATAGCAGCGCAGTAATCATGCTGAAAGCATTCAAAACTGGCATTAAATTGCGCCTTCTCCGGCTCCGTAAATAAATCACATGCCTTCGCTGCCATGTAGCGTGATTTAATGGCCTGGTACTTTTCCAGCATCCTGTAGAAATATTTTTTATGTGCTATGTCAGCCATCGTAGTGTTCATGCTATTTCATCCTCAGAATTATCAATGATGGTCACCACGCCCAATATCTTCTGGTATTTCGACCTCTTGAAGCACCAGACCTTGTTATGAGCATCAATACGAGCGCGTGCTCCTATGACCTTTCCGGCGTTATACATGTCGATCAGGATCGGTAAGGCTGTGTGAAAGTGCATCCCGGCGCGTACGGCGATAGCGGCTACAGGTTGCCAAGTGTTAAGCAGCTGTTCCTCGACCTTCTGTTCGTTTGATTTTTCCATCATCTCCCCGATCATCGCTTGCCCTTTTTATTGCGGGCATGGTTATGTAGCGGATGGTTACAAACATTGCGCCAGCCGCCTCCGAACATTCCATAGTCGCGAACTGGTTCAATAACTCGATCTGAAACGCCGCGCCTTGCTTTCTTCTCTCGGATAATTCCAGGCTGTTGCACTACCCTTGGGCTAGGATTGCTTGCGCCGCTATTCACAGGAGCGGCAATAGGCGCAGCCATGGTCGCCATTAATGCCATCGCCACCAAGCTTCCATTCAGATGCTTCTTCATAGCCCCGCCTTTCTCGAATTAAAGTTCTCGTATTCCTTCATCACCATGCGCACGTATTGCTGGCGGGTTGCCCGAAATGGCAGCATGTGGAGCAATACCATGCCGACTTGGGTCTTGATGGCATACAGGTGCACAAGTGTTGTGACATCCGGCACCCAAAAGCATGAGGACCAATCGGCTTTGATGTGATCGTGCTCAGGCACTACGCAAGGCCTACTGCTAACGCTTGCTCAGCCAAATACTCAGCATTCGCCTTATCCCAAATATCTGGCAGCATGCAATAGCGAATCCCGATATGCGTTACCCGCTGTTGAGCGAAGCCGTAGGTGCCGTATACGGCTGAATATGTCTTTTTAGGTCGCATGCTTCTTGCCCTCCAAATAATCCTCAACGAACTTAATTGCCTTCCCGCTTGTAACCAGGTGGCCAGTGAATCGGAATAGCGTCCAACCCATAGCGGCCAAAGTGTTGTACTTGATTGAATCAGCCTCAAATCCTGCCGCCCGGTTATGCCTGCCGTTGCTATGCGTGCCGCCTTCAATCTCGATGGCCAGCTTCATTGCCACATTGGCGAAGTCCACGCGCCATTTCCGCGATGGATGGAATTTATGCTCAGCTATCCAGCCTTGCGCGAGGCCTGCCGCCTTCAGCTGAAACTCAAACGTCTTTTCCAGGTGATCGCGCACTGCCCGCTTCGCTTCAGCTGCTAGGTGTTCTTGTAGTGATTGCGGTTTCTTCACGGTAAAGGCACTTCCTTCGGCCATACTCCAGATTTAACAAGTAGAGCGATGGTCTTATCATGCGCGGCCTGCCATATTTCCATGGCTTGTTCGCGGGTGATTCCGATGAATAAATCTATGATCCGGTGGCAGTAGACGCACAAGCTGGCTGCGTATTGGTCACTAGCCTTGATTCCCCGGCCTTTGCCATGGGCTGAAGCGTTGCTATGGCAACCGGCAACGGTACCGTCTTCCCGGCCGCAATGCTGGCAAGGGATAGTGCGGTAAAGTTTCATCAGCTTGGGGCTGCGGGTGTAGTTGAACTTTTGTAGTGTCATGGCTTGAATACGAGCGTCCGCATATCTTCAAGATGTTTCTGAACCGCCGCCAGCTGTCCAGCGCTTCCGCTTCCCTCACTTGGCCGGATGCCGCATTGCCATAACTGGTCCATCAAGTCCTGAGCGGCAATAGCGTCGAAGCTCATAGTTGGCTGACCAATAATTGAATTTTCAGGAAATTGGTTCAGCGTGAGAGGTGCGGCAAGGAATGTTTTACCGTTACCTTCTTGCACGAATACGGCCATTTCAATCTGGTCGCTCCATGGGCTCATGTGTAATCTAATTTTCATTTAAACGACCTCCCGACAACAATCCCGGCACCAAATGCAACAAGCATCATGTAACACGCTACAGTTTCAAGAATCATCGTTCGAACCTCTCAATTATCGTTTCCATAAACTCAGCCCTGGCCGCTTCACTCAGGTGCTTCCATAAGGTCTTTTGCGCATACGGTGTACGCAGGAATTCAATCGCTGCAGCGTGGAAGTCGCGCATTTCGTGTTCTTCCATGTCGGCGTAGCTGATTGACTTCGGTACCGGGAAAACACCGCCTTTAGGTCCAGGGTGCCAATCGCAGTGACCGGCTCCAACCTTCAGCCAATCGCGGAAGCCTTTATCGAAGTTATCAAAGCGCTCCGGGGCAGCGAATACTTTCTGCTCCATCAGCATGTGGAAGTTATGGAACGGGCCGCTGCGGGCTTTGTGGGTGATTATGCGGGTAGCTTCACCCTCGCCCATCTTGAACATGTCGCTGAAGAACCGGCGCCACTTCTTTTTGTTGATCGGTCCTAGTCCATCGACCTTGCCAAATAGAACCTTGCGCGTGATGGCAAGCTCCTCCTCGGTAAATTGGGTGTCGTTAGTGCAGACTAGGACGATTTCAGACATAGCTAAACCTTGGTGTACCCTTCCTCGAAGGCCTTGGCCGGCGAATAAGATTCATAGCCATCTTTGTAACGGACGTAATAACCGCCGACTTCTGGCAGGTGCTTTGCAAGCCACGAATGCTCAACTTCCACAAAGCCGCCGTTATCCAGAAAAATACGACCTTTCCCGCTAGCATCGACCTGCTTCAAATCGGTGATCTTGTTCGCAAAGACTTTCTTGTGGCTTTGCCATTCCGTCATTGCTGTAGCTGCTTCACACATTTCACTTCTCCTAATGCACGCCGAGCTTGGCGTTGATCTTTGAAACCATTTGCGGCTTGGTAAGGCCTGTTGTGGATATTTTTGCGGTTCGGGCTAGGTTCATCAGCAGGTTGTCATCCATGCCAAGGTGCGCAGTCGTTGACTTGGATCCATTCACCGGCTTAGGGTCATGCAGCACTTCATCCGTCCACAATGAGCCGTTGATGTAGGTCATTGGCGCTGGCTCGAATCCATCCATCCACTTGCGGGTGAGTTTCATCGCCTTAACGTGATCGATAATCAGGCTGGCTTTGTCATCCAGCTTGCGGGCTTTCCACTTGGCGAGGCATTTGGCTTTGCCGGTACGGCGCTCAGTCTTTGGCCATTCATTCCAGAAATCTTCGAATCGTGAGGGCGGAGCGCTCACAAGGGTTTTCTTAGTATGGTTAATGGTTAATGGTTTATGGTTAGTTGCCTCTGTGTTCAACACGTGTTCAACAGTTGTTGCCTTAGCGCTTGCCCTTTGTTCAGCACTTGCTTTGCCAGCACGACTACGGGATTCTTTAAAGCCATGATATTTAACAATTTCTTCATTGCAACGCTTATTGAAATAACCGGTATCAGTGAGTGTGAAGAATTCGGAAAGAACAGTCCTTAATGAGGTTTTTTCTTCATCAGAGTGAGCTAATAGCAACCGAGCGAGCTTTTCAAAGTCGCTAGTCAGTTCTTTTTCAGTGTCGTAATAGAGCTCAATTGCATCAGAAAACAACGAGCGTTCAACACGTGTTAAATGACGTGTTGCGTTGTTGAAGTCACCGATGTGTTTTTGGTAGAAGTTCAAGCTGCCACCGCTATCTTGTCGATTGATTCAACTGCAGCAATGCGCTCACCTATCCATTCCATTACCGGGCGAGCCATGGAGTTGCCTACTGCCTTGTATCTAGGTCCATCAACGTCGCGCACTCGCCATTTACCAGACTTCTTGCTTTGTTTGATTTCCAAGCCTTCGGCAATACATGATTCTGGTGTTTCAGAAGAATCCATCTTCCGCCAGCCTTTCCAGTTTGGAATTTTGGTATATTCATCTTCAAAGCCTTGCAGCCTTTCACACTCCACAGGTGTCAGACGTCGAACCTGCATGCCGAGCATCAAAGTTGGAGTCAAGTTACTTCCGCTATCGGCTGCGCCAAGCGTCGGAGAAGTGGATTCCGAATAGCCTATGCCACCAGCTTTTGAACCTTGACCGCCTTTGAATGCAGCAACGGCAGGAGATTTACTTTTATCTAGTGTCGGGCAGATAACATCCGGATTCATGCTTTGCGATGAGCTGGCTTGGTGGTGAAATGCTACAGGGTCAAAATTAGGGCCCGAGCCTTTTAATTGATCTAAAGCTACAGCGTGACGATCTGTTGCTGTAAGCGTGTACATCAATCCGGAAGTATCTGCACCCAATCCATTTCCGCCATTTTCTGGGGCCCTGTCGATCGTTGTGCCTGCCAATGCAATGACCATGGTTTCAGTTTCGTAATCTTGCCGGCCCATGCCACCCGCATTCAAGCAATGGGATATTTCGCCGGTGCTTGCAATTAATAACCCTTCCCGGGATGGGTTGTCCCCATACGGCTTGGTAGTTAATGGAGGTGTTACTGCTTGAAAGTGCTCTGCAACTGCTCCGTCAACTCTTCCGCCTGCACCACCTGAGAAAGCGCCTGCTGTAATTGCTCCGGCAAGTTTTTCTTTCGCTTTACGGCGCGGTGCAGGATGCCCCGACATGCTGTGGCGCTCAAAAAGTACCGCTGCGGCACTTCTCCAGTCTCCAAGACATCCGACAACGAAGACGCGACGGCGGCGCTGTGGAACTCCGAAGTACTGAGCGTCAAGAACTCGGTAGGCGAACCCATACCCGAGTTCCCCCAACCCTCCGAGCAAGGCGCCAAAATCTTTTCCGCTGTTACTGGACAGGACGCCGGGGACGTTCTCCCATACCAGCCATTTGGGGCGATATTTGTCAGCAATGGCAAGATAGGTAAGCATGAGATTGCCACGCGGGTCATCCAATCCTTTTCTAAGTCCTGCGATTGAGAAGGACTGACAAGGGGTTCCTCCAACGAGAACATCGATTGCTGCATCTGGCCACTCCTTGAATTTAGTCATATCGCCAAAGTTAGGCGTATCGGGGTAATGATGTGCAAGCAATGCACTCGGGAATTTCTCGATCTCTGAGTATGCGAAAGCTTCCCAACCAAGCGGATGCCAAGCGACGGTCGCAGCTTCGATGCCGGAGCAGACGGACAAATACTTCATGCACGGATCCACCGACTGGCAGGCGTCCCATGTGCCTTCGGGTTAGTCGTCTTGCCATAACCAGCATGCATGATCTTTCCATCCTTAACCGCTTTCGAAATCACGCCACCGAATGCCCTGTTACTCGGCGGACTTTCCAGCCCAAGCAGCTGCGCATACGCCCGAAAATCTTCAGCCAGAAACGTAGTCGTGCAGATTTCCAGCCAGCTATCCATAAAGCCCGCCGCACGCTCAGCCCATCCTTCTGATTTAATTTCTGCGTTGGCCAGGGCCAGGTTCATACCGCCCTTGGCTAGTTCGCTGGCGTTGAATGGGTGGAAGTTGAAACCTTGCTGAATAGCTACTTGCATTTAGTTGCCTCCAGTAGTGTTGGATATGTCGCCAATGGCTTTCACGATACTGTTCGCTTCATCGATCTTCGTATCTACAAACAGGGCCAATATGCGATTTACAATGTCAGTGCGTGAAACCATCTTGCCGCTGCTCCGCGTTTCCGAGATAGCCAGGGAATCCAGTACCGATAAGACGACGCGAGGCGAATTGACGCGCAACTCAGCCATTTCCTCGCCCACCCTGTTCGTGCGGGAGAATGAGATTTCTTCTTCGCTCATGAATTTAATCCTTGTGATTGGCTGGCTTGCGTATTGCGCTGGCCTGCTCGTTGGTTTTACAAATCTCGGTTACGCTGCTTTTTCTAAGCCATCAAAAACATCAGGACGCAAAGAAGCCATCGGGACTGAACCGCCAGAGTTTTCATCCAGACGACGACAAAGCGCCCCATCCAACTTAGCGTTAACCGACAATGCTTTTCGCAAATAGCCGATTGTTGTTCCGCTATCAGTTGCATATGCGCTTTGTTGTTCGGTGCTAAGTGAATTTAGATATGTTCGAAGTTTTTCCATGTGAAGAAGTTTACCCACGGGTAAATCCAATGTCAATACCTACAGGTCAATTACTTTCGGGTAATGATTTGCAACAATGGGGAATGGATAAATTTGATGTAAGACGCTTGAATTTCTTGGAGTTATTGCGCCTTAAATGCGATAACAAGCCAGCAAGATTCGCAAATATTACGGACATGGATCCGTCCTATGTGACGCGAATGAAGTATGCGCAGACAAAGAAAGGTCATAAAAAGATAGGCGATGAAACTCTAGAGTTGATCCAGGACAAGTTCAATATTGCGCCAGGCCTGATGGACACTGTAGATGGTATTAGGGATTTATTTGATCCTAAGCAAGCAGCGCTTGGCCTTCCCCAGCCAAAGAGCCCTGTAAAGACCAAGCTCATTTTGCCCGAAGGGGATGAGTATGATTTTCAGGTAAGTAAGCTGTATAAGGAATTGTCCCCAGATATGCGGGAGGCGGTTCTATCTCTCATTCAATCCATCCACTCAGAAAGTAGTACGACCGGCACCACAAGCAAGCCCTTCCCTGCCATCAAGCCCAAGAAGGTAAAGGCATGAAAGAGATTGCCATTGCAGGCCTGGTGATCGCGTTTGCGATGATGACGGTCAACGCTGTTTTCTATGCAGCTGGCAAGGCCTCCTGGGTGAAGAACAATAAAGCAATCATGGCCGGCGAAGCTGTATTTGGCTTGCTGGCAGTTATCTATTTTATGTATTCCCTATATACGGAGAAATGGTTTGTATAAATCTATAGTCCTGATGGGCCTTCTGCTTACGGCCTGCTCTACCGCTCCGACCAATGAAAAGCCGGCCGGCATGCGCGTCGCTACGTCTAAAGATGTGACTGACTGCGAATTAAAGGGTGATGTTCATGGCGTGAGCATGCTATATGGCGTCTTTGCCGAGGGCGCAATGTCCAAGGCCAGGCAACAAGCTTTCAAACAAGCGCAAGATATCGAAGCCAATACCGTTGTATGGGAACCGTTCCATACTGAAGTCGGCGCTACATCGGTTCATGGCAACGCCTATTCCTGCAAATAATTAAACGCTTCTTTTAAATAGCCCGCTCAATGCGGGTTTTTTTTCGCCCAAATATTTTCAATCACTTATCTGATGTTCTTCAGGTAAACAAAATATATTAAATTTATTTACCTACAGGTATTGACACGTAGTTTACCTGCGGGTAAAGTTTACCCATGCACTCTCAAAACACAGAAGAAACATTCATAAACCTTCACGGCGACAAAGCCCAGGTCATTCGCACAACCACACAAGGCTATGCGGAATACCTGAAGCAGTACGCAGCTGCGGAGAGTTATGAAGATCGACTGAAGGTAAATCAGGAGGCCGGCCGTGAACTTTAAAAAATGCGAGAAGTGCGAAAAGGTTCATCTGTCGCCCGTGATCATCTGTTCGCTATGCGGATTCACTAGGAGGAAGCAATGCGCAAAATAGTTCCGATTCCAACCGGCTTAATGATTAAGCACATGGCGCTGATGGCATTACAGCCTAAGCCTTCGCTGGAAGTTACCTCATTGCAACGCCTGCGCGCCAACCGTGATGCTGATCGCAGGAATGCTCCGAGAGGTGCGGCATGAACAACCTAAAGATGGTCCTCAGCGAACTCCTGAAACTGATCCTGCTGCTGGCATTCCTGTTCGTTGGCATTCCAATGCTCAGTTACTACTCAAGCCCGCCGCCTGCGCCAGTAATTAAGTACCAGGAGCCGCGCTTCACGCCTGAGCAGAAAGAGATTTTAGACAGCCTGGCTAGTCCAGTTAGTTACAAAGCGTAAGTTTTATTTAACCAAGGAGTAAATACCGTGACTGCAAATACAAAGGTGGCAACGCTGCCAAAACGCAACAACCTGACTGCAAAATTTGCAGAGCGGTTTAGCGTTGATGAAAACGAAGTTATGGACATACTGAAGTCCACAGCATTTAAACAACGGGAAGGCCAGCCGCCGCCTACTGATGCACAAGTAACGGCACTGATGATTGTTGCAGATCAGTATGGCCTCAACCCATGGACTAAAGAGATTTACGCCTATCCAGATAAAAACAACGGCATCGTTCCTGTTGTTGGTGTGGATGGCTGGTCTCGAATCATGAATAGCCATCCGCAAATGGATGGTATTGATTTCAGGTATTCCGAAGCCACGCTTACGCATAAAGGCAAGCTAGCTTATGAGTGGATTGAATGCGTAATAACTCGCAAGGACCGCACAAAGCCTATCGTCGTCCGTGAATACTTTGATGAAGTCGTGAGGACGCTGAACTTTGCAACACCCTGGGACACACACCCAAAACGCTTGCACCGCCACAAATCAGAGATTCAATGCGCCCGCGTGGCATTCGGTTTCGCCGGCATTTATGACGAAGACGAAGCTCAGCGGATTATCGAGAAAGATATCACGCCAGAATCGACCGCCAACAATGCCAGCGCCTATGTTGCTCCTGATTATTACTCTGATGAGGAGTTTGCGGCCAATGAGCCAGCCTGGCGCAAGGTGATCGACAACGGCAAAGAGCCTGACCGCTTCATTTCATTCATTGAGGCCAACGGCAAGCTGTTTACCGAAGTCCAGAAGAAAACCATCACTTCCTGGAAGAAAGCGCCAGCCACTATCGACGGTGAAGCAACCCAAGTGGAAGACGACTTTGTTAAGGATTTAAAAGATAACGAGGTGACAGCATGATTGTTCATAAACTGATTCAAGGTTCCGCAGAGTGGCATGCGCACCGGGCCAAATTCGATAACGCCAGCGATGCGCCGGCAATGCTTGGCGAATCGCCATACAAGACGCGCACCGAGCTTATTGCTGAACGTGCTACAGGCATTACCAAAGAGCATGACGCTGGCACCCAGGCACGCTTTGCAGAAGGCCACGCATTTGAAGCGCTGGCACGCCCTGTAGCTGAAGGCATCATAGGTGAAGCCTTATACCCGGTCACCGGCACCAATGGCACGCTTGGCGCTTCCTTCGATGGCTTGACCATGATGGAAGACGTTGCGATGGAGCACAAGCGCCTGAACAACGAAATCCGCGCATGCAATAGCGTTGATGAATTGCCGATCATGTACCGCATTCAGATGGAACAGCAATTGATGGTATCGGAAGAAACCGAGAAGGTTTTATTCCTGGCGACCAATTGGGAAGGTGAAACGCTGATTGAGGAAAAGCACTTTTGGTACACAACGGATCCGGCTTTGCGCAAACGCATTGAAGCTGGTTGGGCTCAGCTCCATAAAGACGTTGCCGTTTATGTACCGGTTGAAATCATCGAAAAGCCCAAGGCTGAAGTAGTTATCGAGCTGCCTGCCCTATTCGTTCATGCCAAAGGTGAGATCACTACAAGCAATATGGAGGAATACGGTACCGCGCTGGCTGCACGCCTGAATGATGTGCGTTCGATCGTGCTGGTAAGTGATCAAGACTTCGCCAATGCCAAGGGAGCGGCCAGCATGTTCCGCGACCAGATTACCAAA